CTTCAACGATTGCGCTATTGTCAACTAAGTAACCAATCATACCATCTTGTCCAGCAACGGCGGCTGAATCATAGAAAAGGTTTGATTTCCAAATACCCAATTCGATGGCTTGAGATACTTGTGCGGCGGTTTGAGCCAAAACGAACTCTTCGAAAGTTGCGGGTAACTTTTCGTATGCTGAAAAACCAGCACTTGCAGCTTCCCAAGTAGTGCGCAAATTGTTTTTGCACAACTGAAGATTTACTTGCTTTTCGGTTGTAGTTAAAACGTACTCACCCAAAGTAACTGAACTTGAATCAGTAAAATCGCAAGTTGCTTCGGCAACAACGATTGAATCTTGATAGTTACGAATTACCTCTTTGAAGGCAACGTTAGGGTGTACGGTGATTAAGTCTTTCGCTAAAGTTTCACCACTCAATAAAGCGGCTGCGATGTACTTGTTGCCAAAATTACCCGCATAAGTATTTGGGGAAATGGTTGGGCCTGATAAATTGATTTTACGATTATTCATGATGTCGGTTTTTTTTTAAAATAGTGAATTAAATACTCTGTCGGTAACGGTCTCTTCACGACGTGCGCCAATTTTAAACTTGATGTCTCTTGGGGCTTCCGCTTCGGGGTTAAACTTTGTGTGTTCGGCTGGGGTTTCGGCTAATTGCTTTTTTAACTCTTCGTTTTCTGCGCTCAATTCCACATTCAACGTTTTTAACTCTTCGTTTGCTTTTTCGATAGCAGATAAACGGGTTTCAAATTTGCTGAAATAAGATTCCTCCATTTCAGTTTTGCTTTTCACAACTTTTTTCGGCATTGATTCCATCATTCCAGTTTCTTCCTTTTCGGCCATGTCTTTGGCTTCAACTTCCTCGGTAACCTCTTCGATTACTTCCTCAACTTCCTCGGCTCCAACGGCTTCAACTTCAACGATAATACCTTGTTCGTCGACTTTGATTTTTACTCCGTCTTCCAAAGTGTACTCACCCATAGGAACGGGAATGTTTGCCTCTTCAGTTACGATAAAAACGGTGTTGCCAATTTCGAACGCCTCGGCTTCCAAAACGGCTTGGCCATCCATTGTTTTAACTTGTGCCAAATCTACCTTAACGGTTTCTTTGGTTTCTTGTCCCATGATAATTTCATATACACGGTTCAAGATGTCTTTTGCATTGCTCATATTTAATTAATTAACGTTTGGTTTTTTTAATGTTCGATTTTTGAAAGCAATTCACGCAACTGGGAAAGGATTATATCCTCTTTTGATACCTTTGTCATTTCGGTAGATTTATCCGCAAAAAAACCTTCAATAGAAAATCCCTTGACTTTGCCCGTCTTTACAAATTCCGTCCAAATTTCGTCATTGTCGACTTTCATGGAAACGTACCAAGTGCCAATCGGATCGTTTAATCCATACGCCGCACTTTTGTCTTTTTCCATATCAACTTTAATCCAAGATTCAACAAGCGTTAAACCCGCTAAAGATATTTGATGTTCCAAAGTGGCTTTGGCTTGGTTGCCACGCTTCAAATAAAGCTGACTTGCTTTTTCAATTGTCGCCTTTGAAAAGTAAACGTAAAATTCCTCGTTATCCTGATTGCGATAAATAGGTTTATTTGGAAGTAATGCGGGTCCTAACAAAATGCGCTTATCTTCATCGACTGTCTTAAATTCCACCTTTTGAGAATTTAACGCTATAAAATTGGATTCAATGGCTGGGCTTTCAACTATCGATATAGCATCAATACCGTTTGCCAGTTGCATTTCGTCCAAAACTAATTCAACTATCTTCATTGCTTAATTAACGTTACCCCTTTAAAGTGTTGCATTTTCCAAAATGTGCCTATCCAAACTTTGCTGCGTTGTTACATTCTGCCCCACGACATACGCCCGTGTCGGTCTGCGCATTTGAGAATTTAACTCGGCTTGTAATTGCGATGTTTGTGACATTTGACCTTGTATAATTCCAACGCTTGGGCCGCTTGGCATCATTGGCGTTGATGCAGTTGCACCGCCACCGCCTCCGTTGGGAACTTCCACGGCCGTAATGGTTCGTAAATTAGCCAAACCCGTGGTAATAATGGCTGCTGCGTTTATGTAACCAGCTGGAGTACCCGCACCCGCCGCCAATGCTTTGGTAGCACCCATATAAGTGTCGATAATAGTTGAAGCGATAGCCAACGCCTTACCCGCCGCCGTTTGTTCACCCGCTATACTTGCCAAACTTTTAAAAGCTCCGCTTATGGATTGTAGTAATTCCATTTCTGCATCAAACTCCGCCTTTTTTAAAGCGATAGCCGCATCCGATGCTTCTTTGTCTGCCTTTGCTTTTTCTTGCCTTGCTTTCTCCTCACGATCGGCCACAAATTTGGCGTTTGCTTGTGCAATTTCCGCTTTTTCAGTTTCTATTTTCAACCAATCTTGGAAATCCTTTTCCGCATCCGCTTTGGCTTTTTCTTCCCTATCCTTTACAAATTTGGCATTTGCCTCCGCCGTTTCGGCTTTCTTTACCTCGATGGCCAACCAATCATCAAATTCCTTTTGAGCTTGTTCGGCACGTTCCTTTTGGCGTTGCGCCGCTTCCGCTTGTGCGGCTTTTTGTTCGGCCTTTTGTCTATCTCGTAATGATTTTTCTTGGTCAAACAATTCCTTTTGTTTTGCAAGTGAGGCAACTTGTGCATTTTGCAACGTGATAAATGCCGCCGCCTCCGCATCCAATGCCTCTTTACTCGAATCACTTAATGCGTTTTGCGCTACAATGGCATCGTATTTTCTTTTCGCCAATACCTCTTCGTCTTTCGATAGTTTTATTTCCGCTTTTCGTACCTCTTCCAATGCTTTCAAACGATCCTGATACGAAAGGTTTTCGTCATTGATACGCAATTTGGCATCCGCAATAAGTCGGTTTTGTAACGCTCGGTTTTTATTTAATTCCCTTTCCGCATCCGCCACCAATTGCAACTCTTTTCTTAAATTAGCCGCCGCCGTTGCCTCCCTTTCTATTTCGTCACCGATACCCGTAAACGCCCCTTTTAAATCCGCCAATCCGCCTTTTATGTCCCCCGAAAATAGCTTGGCTATCCCACCCGCAAACTTTAAAACCCTATCCCGTACCACATCAAGAGCCGCACCAAGTGCATCCATTATTTGCTCAACTTGTTCGCCTCCCGCTTTGGTGGATGTAAACGCTTTGTATAAGGCCGTTAAAGCCAAAACAATGGCAGCAATTACCGCACCAATAGGATTCATTACTAACTTCATTAATGAAGCATTTAAACTTTGAACACCTTGAACGGCTTGGCCTATTGGGCCTTTTATACCCGCCAAGGATCCACCCAAGCCCCCCATTTTTGATTGGCTTTGCTCGGCGGTGTCTCCAGTGTCTTTTAACTTCGAATTAAGTTGATCAACCTTTGCTCCGCTTCCGTTATCGTCTACCTCAATTACAAATTTTACTTTTTCGGCCATTTCAATAGTCTTTTAAATAGATTCCATGTACCACCGAAAGTGGTTATAAACTTTCTGCTTCCTTTTGCAAATTCAACTCTTTCGCTTACCCCTCGCCATTCATCGGCTTGGATTAATTTTATTACTTCCGTTATCATAATCTTTCTAATCTTAATTTACAATACAAAACCTGAATTGTTACGGCGTGATCTTCCAAACAAACATACGCCACCTCAATTATTGAACCTTCGGTTAAATCAAATACCTCGCTTATCGATGTGCTAAAATCGTTTTTTTCAAGGTCGGCGTATGCGGTTGTCTGCAACCCATTTACCAAAATCGAATATGCAATAATGTGATTTTTTGGATGAATGATTGAAGTTTCCGCCGTCACTTTATACCTTGCCGTTACATTAATAGTTACGCTTCCGTTGTCATTGGTAAAATAAAACGGATTTCCCAGCGATTGAATCGTGTTCAAAGGCACTTTAATGTATGCGTTTTCCAATGGCGTTACAATTGTGACGGGTGTATCGTTAAAAACAATACCTACATTGCGCCCTTTTAGAAGCTCATTCACGGCATCCCTTACTTTTTGCATTGTGGTATCGTTAAACGTCTTTTTACCTAACACCGTTACCCCCGTTCCGCCACCAAACAATGGCTTTGAATTTGTCACACCCCGCCCAACTGCATCGCCGTTTAAAAGGGAAACCCCATCGGGTCGCAATTGGCCGTCTGTCCAACCCGTATTATTACCAGTCGAAGTGTAACTTTGTACATCTACATCGGGGTAACTGATTAATACCAAGTGTGCCTTTTCATTTAAAATGTCGTATTCAATATTCTGAATTTTGTAATAATTACCCGACACGGCAATGGTATCGTTCATTTCCAATTGCAGCCATTCGTTCACGGGTAAAATAGCGTCAAAGTGAACTATTCGGGATTTGGTGCTAAAGATTCGAGATAGGTACGTTTTGAAAAACTCATCGTATAAGGTAGCCGTTGCGGCATTACCCGATATTGTCGCCTCAACTCCGAACGCTACGCTTTTGGTGGCCGTTGTCGTTGGGTAATCTTGATAGGTTGACATTAAAGGGTAACTGAACTGATCAATACCCTCCAGTTGAAATGTGTCTGCTACAATGGTTTTGCGCTCTACAAAATACGCCAAATACAAATCGCCCTTAACCGCTTTAAAATCTGAATCCAAAACGACGGGTATTTGTAACTCCGTATCTCGGATTACTTGATTGTTTATATCTTTTTCCCTAATTACCGACGGCACAAATACCGAAAATGGGCTTTCAATATTTAACTCTTCATTTGCGAAATCTACTTCGGGCGATGCGCTCACACTTCCATAAGCTTGGTTATTAATTGCGGTATATTGCACGTTCGCCAAATCCTCGGCCTCTTGATGCGCCATTGATATTTTGCGAGGGATGGGAACTTTCTCATGTTTGATGTCGGCCATATCGATATAATCGGTCCATTCCTTGGTATCCCCCAAGGCATAGTAATCGTCTATATTGTGCAATTCAAATTCAGTATCTCCCACGGGAATTAATACGGCGTTGTAGGTGCGCAAAAATCCATTAATAAAATCCGATACTTTCATTGATGGCATAACCACCTCGAAATCAAGTGTACTCCCGTCTATACCGAACGGCACTTCAGTAATTTCAAAATCAAAACTTGAAAAAATTGTTACACCTTTTGTTT